CGTTGCCTCAGTCCGTGAGTTCGCTAAGTTCGACGGAGCGCTTGTCAAGTCGCAGGCAATTATGGGCGACCTTACAAAGACGATGGAAGAAGATATGGCAAGGGCTGCCCGTGAGGTAGCTCTGGCAACAACCTTCTCAGCCGAACAAGCGGCAGAATCTTTTTACTTCCTAGCATCCGCTGGACTTGACGCAGAGGCTTCAATCTCTGCCCTCCCAGTTGTGGCGCAATTTGCGCAAGCTGGAATGTTTGATATGGCGCTTGCCACTGACCTACTGACAGACGCTCAGTCGGCTCTTGGCTTGACCATCAAGAACGACGCTGTTGCGAATATGGAAAATATGATTGTCGTCTCCGACACTCTGGCGAGGGCTTCTCAGTTAGCCAACGCAACCATTGAGCAGTTCTCAACCTCTCTAACTACCAAGGCAGGAACAGCACTTAAGTCTGTCGAAAAGGATATCGCCGAAGGTGCTGCTGCGCTTGCAGTCTTTGCCGACCAAGGTGTCAAGGGTGAGCTTGCAGGAACGCAGCTAACAAATACAATCTTTGGATTGGCCGAGCAAGCTCAAAAGGTTCCAGACCAGTTTGAAGATTTAGGTATTTCTGTCTTTGACGCTTCCGGCAAAATGAACAACTTTGCAGACATTGCAGACGACTTCACGGAATCACTCGGAGATATGACCGTCGAGCAAAGACTTGCAACACTAAGTCAGCTTGGGTTTACTAAGCAAGCTCGTGCTGGAATCTTGCTTCTGATAGATAACGGAGGCGCACTTCGAGACTACGAAGGAGCGCTTAGGGATGCAGGCGGAACTGCGCAGGCGGTTGCCGACAAGCAGCTAACAAGTTTCAACGCTCAGCTTTCCTTGCTTGGCTCTGCCGCTGCCGATGTTGGGATTGACATTGGAAGCAAGCTGGCTCCAAGGCTTGAGCAGCTAATCCCAATCGTAAAAGACCTGCTACCAGAAATAGGCGAAAAGCTCACGGCAGCATTGGCCAGAGTTGACTGGGAAGGTGCAACTGAAAACGTCGGTAACTTCATAATTGCGATCGTTGACAACATTGAAGAAATTGGAAGACTTATCGGCATACTTGCCGGAGTCGCTGCCGGAATAATTGCGCTAAACGCAGTGGTCAAAATTGCGACGACTTTGCAGTTGCTTTGGAACCTAGCAACAAAGGCTAACCCTTACGTTCTTTTGGCTTTGGCAATCGCTGCAACTGCTGCCGCTGCTGCTGGATTTATCGGACACCTTAGAGGACTTGCCGACGGGCAAAGAGAAGTCAACAGGGCAACCGACGGAACAACAGGCGAGCTAAACCGATTCAACAATCTAAAGCTTTATGGAATCACCGGGCAGATAGAAGGCGTTAGCGCTGCTGCCAGACAAGCCAACATAGATATGGGATTGCTTGCCAACGGGATGATTCCTTCCTCGCCGACAAATGACTCTGGCAGCCTGCCAACCAACCCAAGACCGGGACAAGTTCACACTGGATTTTCGCTGGATGCGGACGGGCAAGCTCAGTGGTTTACGATGGTGTGGAACGGCAGCAGTTGGGGGCCTCGCAAGCCAATCGTCTACACTCCACCAGCCGCAGTCTCACAAGCAAGAAGTGGCCCAAGCGCCAAGGACATAGCGTTCGAGCGTGTTCAAGAAATGATTCAGGCTTCACAGGGTCAGCTTGCTTCAGCGCAAAAGAATTACAACGACACGGTTGCAACTGCAAATCAGGATTACGCCGATTCGATTCTGAGGCTACAGACGGAGTTTGACAACAAGCTTGCAGCGATAGTCCAAGGTTCACAAGACAGGCTGCGCAACGCATACCGCTCAGCAGTCGAGGTTGACGTCGGGCGCTTGTTTGATAGCAGCGAAGACAAGTCTGTCGACGGGCTTATTAGCTCAATGACTGCCAAGCTGGACGCCTCTAAGGGACTGCTGTCTAAGTCTGCCGATCTAGCGTCGCAGGGCTTTACACAAACATTTATCGAGCAGATAGTTTCCGCAGGAGTCGAGACAGGAAACGAGCTTGCAGGTGCAATCCTTGAGTCAACTCCTGAGACACAAGAAAACCTCCGAGCATTATTTGAAGCACTAGAAACTGAGTCGGCAACTGGGATGGATTCCTTAGCTGCTGAAATCTACGAGAAGCAAGGTTTGGCGACTGCTGCCTTGGAGCAGCTCTATGCGACCACTCAGAGCGATTTGAGCGATGCACTGATAGAACAACAAGCGACGCTTGCTAAAGCCCTTGAGGGGGCTGCTACAGCCCTCTACGACTCTGTTGCCGAAATCAGCACCGAGTTGCAAGAACAGATAGACGATATGGACGGGATGTTCGGCGGACTAGGAAAGACCCTTGACCAGTTCCTAGCCAAACTACAAAAGGTGAAAGACTTCGCTTTTGACGAGTCGCTAAAGGCTGCAACAATGCCGGGTGGTTCGATGGGAGATTCCGTTGTGGCTGCCGCTAAAGAACTAAACAATGCAGCAGGAATTGCCATTGACTCAGCGAGCGACGTTGCAGGCGTTCTAACTTACCTTGACGACAGGATTGCAGGAGCAAGCGCTTATGCGAACCTAGCTTCAATTAGCGATGCTCAGAGGCAATCGGCCCTAAGTAGCTTAGGACAATTTCAATCGACCAGAACTTCGCTCGGAGGAGTGAGCGCCGAGGCTGCTGTCGGAACTGTAATCAACATAAACGTCAAGACGGACAGCTCGCAGTCTCTAGCGATGGTTGGCAAGTCTTTGGGTAACACGCTGACTAAATACGTCACAGGCGGCGGACAAGTTATCGTGAGTCCCGTCTAATGGCAGTCCCAACACCGCTAGTCGAGATTGGCTTCGACCTAACAGACACCGGGCGAGGCCCGTTCTTCGTGCTAGACAATGCAGTCAGAGGCAAGCTAGACAACACTGACTGGCTACTTGGAGGGACGCTTTTCTATGACGTGACCTCAAAGGTTAGAAGCATCTCAATTCAGCGTGGCAAAAACCGACAACTCGACCAGTTTGATCAAGGTCTTGCGAACGTTGTCTTTAATAACAACGACCGGACTTTTGACCCTGAGTTTCCATCCTCGCCTTACTACGGGCAGATTATCCCTAAGCGCCAAATCCGAATAAACTCCGGAGGGGTCTTGCAGTTCTTTGGACTCATTGACGACTGGAACCTTTTGTATAATCCAGACGGGGACAGCAGCGCCTCAGCAGCTTGCTCGGACGCAACCTCATCTTTTGCGACTCAGTTCTTACCACCAAGAACAAACGAGGTTCAACTTTCAGGCGACAGGATAAAGACAATTCTTTCCTTAGAAGGTATTGACTGGCCTCTTAACCAACGGGACATTGAAACCGGAGCGATGGAACTTGGGGCAGACGTAATCCCTGAGAACACAAACGCACTTGCATACTTCCGAACAATAGAGAAGTCAGAACCGGGTGCGTTCTTTATCTCAAAGTCAGGCTCAGTCGTATTCCGTGACCGTCGAACGCCTGCCGCTTCAGACGGACTTGTTCTGGCAGACGATGGCACTGGGATACCTTACGCAAACATTGTCGTCGAGTATGGCTCGGAGAATCTACATAATGACATTGCACTGACTTCGGCAATTACAGGCACTCAGGCAATCGCTCAGGCGGCAGATTCGATAAACGACTTCGGAGTCTTTTCGCTGAATCAAACAGGGCTGCTTGTAAACGACGACGCTGTTCTAGTAGAAATGTCAAAGTTCTATGCCAACAAATTCAAGGAGCCTGAGTATCGGTTCAACTCAATCGACATAATTCTCGACCAGAGAACGACAGGGCAGCAGGCAGCAGCGCTTGCCCTAGAACTAAACGACGTCATTCAAATCAAGTTTACGCCAAACGGAATTGCTCCGGCTATATCTAAGTATGCAGAAATAATCAGGATCGACCACTCGGTTGACACTGTAAACCACGTCTTGTCACTAGGCTTTGCGACACTCGCCTTTAGTCTGTTCGTCTTGGACGACCCACAGTTTGGTAAGCTAGATAGTGGAAACGCCTTGGCGTTCTAATAAGGAGAAATAATTGCCTAGAAAAGTTTGGACTGCCGGGGATGTTCTCGCAGCAGCGGATGTTAACACCTACCTTGGCGACCAAGTTATTTCGGTATTCGCCGACGCAGCAGCTAGAGACGCTTCGATAACCTCTCCGCTTCACGGGATGGCTTGCTACTTGCAGGACACTAACGCCTTGGAACTTTACGACGGTTCTGCTTGGGCAGGTGGCGGAGACATAACTTCGGTAGTAGCCGGAACAGCGCTAACAGGTGGCGGCACAGGTGGCGATGTCACTCTAAACGTTGACCTAGCAGCCACGACAGCAGCGGCAGGGATTGCAAGCTTTGTCACAGACGCAACAACCGCTCGCACGCTTACCGCAGCAGCAGACGAAGGCAAGACACTTCAGTTCACTTCTGCTTCGGCAACTGTTCTAACCGTCAACGCAAGCTCTGACTTCACAGTTGGCGCAAGGGTAGACATCATTGCAGACGGCGCAGGTGAACTGACTGTGACCGCTGACGGTGCAACAATCAAGGCGGCAGAAGTATCAACAACAACAGGCAGCTTTACACTAGGCGCTCAGTATTCAGCCG